ATATATTCGTTCTTTCCTCTCTCTGCATCGTGCCAATATCTATAAAAATGATTCATCCCGTGAGGGGTAGATACCATTATGACTTTGGTGTTTTTACCAGAAGTGATAGTAGGATATACTGAGGCAAAGAATGACTCAGCAATATGATTAGGAACAAAGGCAAACTCGTCCAGAAAAAGAATGTTGAAAGACATACCTCTGACAGCAGAAGCAGACGTACTTGCTGCGAGTATTTTAGAACCATTTTCTAACTCCAAACTTCCTTTATTCCAAGATATTATACCTTGCTGCATCCATTTAGGTAAATTCTCATATGCAGTTTGCAATCTACCTAATAAATCACGGGCAGTGGCTGCTTTGTTAGCAAGGATACCAATGTTTGTACTATCATTAAAAACAGCATAATGTAAAAGATACGATACAGATGTAGTAGATTTACCCGTCTGCCGAGGCATCTTACATATGTTGAAACGGTTATCATGGAAGTTTTTAATTAACTTTTCCTGAAAATCATAAGGATGAAACTGTGTCAATCCTTCATCAAGAGATACAATCTTAATATAATTTCTTGCAAAGTAAACAGGATCTTCTTTACACTTGACAAACTCTATTATCTGCTCCTCTGTAAATTCGTGAGGAGTATTTGCTCTTTTTAAATTAGGATTACCAAGGTATACATTATCAGTCATAATTTATCAGCAGTTCCACTTACGAAGTGCTTTATTTATTCTTGAATCTGGATCTCTTGCAGTTTTTGCGGAGGTAAGTTTCTTTTTCATACCTGTCATTCTCTTACAGAAAGATTTTCTACGATTTGCTGCTTTTGATCCTTTCTTTAATTTAGATGGTTTTGTTGTAACAGCAGTCTTTAACTTAGAACCAGGATTCGCAGCACGATATGATGCAACACCTTTTTTATTCAGTCCACCTGACTCACTCTTACCTGCCTTTCTTTGCCAAGCAGGACTCTTGGCTTCTTCAATCTTTTTTGAGTCGTCCTTATCCTCATAACCTACTTCCTCTCT